AAAGATGTATGGTAAAAAGATCGTGTACTCTCAAATATGCCAACGCCCACATCAGCCGCGTATCCATGACACACCTGGAGCGGATCGAACCAAATATTGGAACTTCACAACGGATGAGCCAATGTGGTATTCTTGCCCCGATCCGCGGTTCCCACATCTGTATTTCAAGATCGGAGTGCATCCTCGGAATTACTGCATGCCATGCTGTAAAAAGAAACCGATACCAACCGACCCAAGTGAAGTACAGCGAAAGCAGCATAATCAATGCTTAGAACAACGTACGTTCACCCGCGAAAAGAAGGGTGTGTCACGATCGCGATATGTCAAAACATACTCTAAGTTTTTACATCCCGGTAGGATATCGCGACTACCGGAAGACACTTTAGAACCACTATTGTATGAGAATTTCTCACCATCATCAGCACATGGTACTGACGAAGAATGTATTAAAGACAAAGGTTATTATGTATTTGGTGTCGCGCAGCATGGTCAGTCTGTCAGTGATATCGGCTTTGTGTATTGTGTGATGAATGCGCTACAGATAACCATGGCAGATATTATCGGTAAATCAGTCAAATATATCATAAACAATGATAACTGGTCGTTCTTACTTGACGGTCGAATACTATATCACTATCCAACCAAGAAGCACTTGGTGGATGATATATTATCAACATTTTTGCATCATAAAATGTCCACATTTAAAGAATGGAATAATCTATTTATCGATATAATTCGAATGTACTGGGATATAAATATTGTGATATTTTCAGACTGCGGCACGGACTCGACCACTGCGACAGACATTGCACACGACAGTAACATCCATTTACACGTCAAAGAAAATGTGAATTATCTCCATGATTATTTTGTGCACAAGCGATCCATAATTGTTGTCAGCCGGAATCAGACATACTATCCAATATATATGCTTTACACCAGCATATATTTCAAATCAGGTATTGTTGATAAAAGGGTATATGAACACGGTGACCGCGCAGTGGTGATTATATCACAGATCGTTCAAGATTATTTAAATAAAACACTGAAATCACACAAATGCATTGATTTACATATGATTAAATACTTTGTCCGTCACACGAATAACGTAGAAATCAATCATTTATATATAGGAGACACTAATATGTGTTATGGCGTTTGTTTAAACGTGATGATCACAGACGGTGGATTAAATAAAGACAAACCAACTAAAGTGTACATACCCATACAACACTCGATGTATCGGCATAGCCACGAACTGACATTCGATATAATGGGTCCCGAACAATCTAATGATTGGGGAATTCTCAAAACAGTGATCGGTATGATTAATCAATCGATCGCAGAATATTCAGCAAGTAAAGGTCGCATAATATCGGATGATAAAAGCCAACCACTAATGCAACGAGTCGATCCGATTTATCCATTTATAACGCACAGTAAATGGGCAAAATATGGTGGACATGTATTTGGAATGCTGTCCCAATTTTTACTATTTTATGTCGACCCAAATACCATTATCGATGCCGATGTGAAAAATGTGGTAAGTTACATCGTCGAACCTCATGTAATTAATAACGTTATTAAAAGCTACTCACCTCCGATACCCGATAGAAGACACCAGGAACTTAACTCGGCGATTTATAACCAATATTTATACCAACTACTATTCCTCACATTTATTGATGTTCTACATACACATCGTAATGACCCAATCCGAAAAGATATCAAGAAGATAATGAAAAACATCAAGGGGCGCGGTGGTGTAATTATCAATAAGTTTTCTTCAAATATCATAGTTCGATTGCGTGATGTGCTTAAAGAATATCCACGCGATTTGCACAACATTATTAAAATGATGATGCATGATGACCCCGAGCATACACTCGATAACTCGTTTTTAGAATTTGACAAATATATTGTGACTAGATTAGTAGCAATGTCGGCGCAAAGGTGTAAAGACACAATACAAAACATGCTCAGCAAACATATCGTCATCGGTGAACCGTCGTATGCAGTAAACATGCCAAATATGTTGAGCAGCTGTGTATCAGCGATATCATCAACTGGTGCAAATACGACACTTCCGTACTGTAAAGATAAACGACTTATAATATCGCAAGATAGGTTTGATGAATATCTTGACATACTCGTAATGGATATCCAAAACCCACTGAAGGCCAAATACCTGACTCTGTATACATTCATACCGCGATCCATCGATTACTTTGACTTCATCATCAGACCAAATGAAAAAATATATGTTACGTTGTGATATGTTGTTATGTCTCAATATATTACAAATGTATACATTGTAAATATATAAATTATGAATATATACACACGATGGGCGGCAACGAAATTGACCCAAACAGCGACGATGACAGCGGTAGCGACAGTGAAGACGATGGTGATAATATGACCAACAAAAAAATTAACCGACCTGACGACATTGGAACGTGTATACTGGATACTATCAAAAAAATTAATTACACACGAGTCGGGTGTGTGTTTATACTATTCATGATGGTGACTAGCACAACCTTTATTGAAACGATTTTATCAAAACGAAAATCGTGCGTATCGGGCTGTTATCCAACTCTCAAGGGTACAGCAGTTCAAGGTATATTTCTGACACTTGGGTTTGTGGCAATCGATATAATGATATCATCTAACCTCATTTAAAGCACCATAAATGGAATCATCAGAATCTTCCGAGTCGCTCAATGCGATTGTCGGCCTAATATCGTACAGAATATGGTCCGCATATTTGTTGATAATCCAGTTGCACCACTCATATATTGCCATGTAATAATATATCGATACGGTACCGTTGATTGTTATTTTGCCCTTTTTTTGTATACACACCGTAACTGTTTTACCATCACCATTTCCCGACCAGAACCTCACAAGTAGACCGGCGTAGTTTGCGGTCACTTCCCTGTCCGGTGGTGTCGCCATATTCTCTTCTTCCCATATAACCTTTAAGATGTCGGTCAGTTGTTGTAGATCGATTCTGGTAGTTCGACATATTTCTCGGCACCGCAATAAACCACACATGGCGACGCATTTGTCTGGGTCACGCCGTAGTTGATATCTGAAGTTGTGCATCGGGGTTTTCATATTTTTCCACTCGACGTAATAATCACGACCCGGCCACGTATCGTTCATTACATCTATAACAATCGTCAACGCCTCTCTGGCATCACTGCCATCCAATTTGATGCAATGGGGTATAACATATTTTAATTTGCGAAATATCTTGACACCGTATTCTTTTTGTAACATAACGGTAAATGTGGTTTGGCTGTTAAATGAACTACCGTTGCCCTGGATACCACCACGTTTCTTTTTTTCCTTTCTCTTCGGTTTTGGTTCCTTGGGAGTATATGATTCATGCCAGACATGCCCGTAGTTACTTTTAATTTGCACGATTGGCGGTATTGGTAGGATACATGTCTGCAAATCGAATTCATGCATTTCATCGGGGCAGTCCGATCGACGACTGAACGAGCCGTGTACAGTAAACATAGTTGGCTGTGGGTCGGTCAGCTTGGACTCGACCATAAATTTGCATATGTGCATGGTCACTTTGAAAATATAATCTCTGGTCACATTAGTTTTGTATGCAAACGAACGAACAACGTCGGATACCGCTCGTTGGGTGTTCTGTAGTGGACAACTGCGCACAATTTCGGCTATATCCATTTCGTACAGTTAGACGTTTCACACCTCACCGTATATTAATCATGCACCCTGATGTTCAAATTTAAAAAAAAACACAAATGGACTGGCCGCGAACCAACTCCACACTAGCTCGCTTACTTGGGCAACGACGTAATCCTCGACAACCTGAAGGTTTGCTCAGACGAATGCGAAGCATTGCCAATCATATCAAGCGTTGGGGTACCTGCCGTACCGGAATCGGAGGACCGCACATTCCTCAGCTGAAGCTGGACCCGCTTCAGATTATCCAGCTCAAGCTGAAGCTGCTTCAGCTGCTGAGGCTGCTGGTCCAGCTGAAGTTGCTGGTTGTACTGAACACCATGCTGCCGCTTCTGCTCGTACCGAAGGTGTTGAACATCCTCCTGCTGCTGCTGCAGCTGCTCATGCTGCTCCTCCTGCTTCAGCTGAAGCTGCTTCAGCTGTTGCTGAAGCTGCGAAGTCTGATCCGAGGGCTCCCGCTGCTGCTGCAGCTGCTCATGCTGCTCCTCCTGCTTCAGCTGAAGCTGCTTCAGCTGTTGCTGAAGCTGCGAAGTCTGATCCGAGGGCTCCCGCTGCTGCTGCTGCTGCTGCTTCTGCTTCAGCAGGAACAGCTGCAGCTCCAGCTGCTGCAGCTTAGACAAATGCCTACACTCTGTATCGTATTTGCATGCCCGCTGGTTCTTACTAGTGCGTTGTTGCCAGTGATGCCAGAAGGTGCAGTATGTCGGACGCTCGTTCGGACGACTCCGCTGACCACGACCACGACCCGGAGCCTGACGACCATGATCACGATCATGACCACGACCACGACCCGGAGCCTGACGGCCATGATCACGATCAAACGCCGGAGCAGGATCACGTGAACGATCAAACGCCGGAGCAGGATCACGTGAACGATCAAACGCCGGAGCAGGATCACGTGAACGATCAAACGCCGGAGCCTGATGATCACGTGAACGATCAAACGCCGGAGCCTGATGATCACGATTACGTTCACGATCACGAGCCGGAGCAGGATCATACCCCCGTGCACGAGCATTTTGCTCCGGCGTGTCCATTTGGCTTAATGCGGCCCAGTTGGACGGTGTGGACGATGAAGTCGATGATGTCGCGGTTGTCGTATTCATTGCCGCGGATTGATCAAGTTTTTGTTCTTGCCAAACCTATTAACATCTAAAAAAAATCAAAATTTAACATACGTTCATATATTGCTTCATATAGGCGATATAATGCAATATTGTAGTTAAGACTCTTCGTCAATATCACGTATGGTATTCATGGCGCTATTCATTCTCTCAGAGCCGATCAATGTATCACCATGCTGGCGCTTGCGAATATTGGTATGTGTGAATAAACTTGGCAGTAACTCCAGTAAAATTCGAGCACCATGGCTGACGTCGTACGTCTGCATCATGTCGGAAACGAATGTACTGGTGTGATATCGCATTCGACGCAGTTTGATATTAACAGTCGTGTGCCACCCAGTTAGATCGGGCTTTCTACCTAAATACTCTTTATTACCGTCAAAACACCACTCAACAACATGTGCCATGCCCAAAATAGAATCTTCAGCCAAGTCACAGTACCGTGTTCTATCGTTTTTAATCCTCAGTATCTTGTGAATGTTTTTGATATCCGATATAGATGAGCTACCATTGACTTCAGGTATGCGGCTTAAGTTAACACCCATGTCTTTCATATTTACCATCAGTGTGTCAATATCTTCCAACAGCATGGCCTTATCATCGGATTCAATTTCATGTTCTATTTCAAATGCGTCATTGGATTGATTCATATCTTTCATCACATTTGTCACGATATCTTGTTTCTTCTGTTCCTCAGTAGCCTTGCAAAACGTGAAATGTTCGAAATTACCATCACCTGACACATGGTTACTATTGTCGACATTTGTTATTGTTGACCTAATGTCGTCATCGTCGTCGTCGTCATCATTTACATCATCATCGTCGTCATCGTCATCATGGCGACCAATGGATGGCGCCCCTATAATTGATCCAAGTCGGTCTAAGTGTTCCTTAAATTGGTCAACTTCGCTTTTTGACGTTTGTTTTTCAACATTACCGTCAATAATAGTTCTTTCTAGTTCATTCAGATCTTCAGATCCACTGTAATCCAAAAGCTGAGCAATGCCAGTGATATTTGTGACATCATCTACTTCGTCCATATCGTTTTAAAATGATCCGAATAAACTTTTATACTATGATATAGTCGATTGCTTAAATTTGATATTGCAATGCTAAATATACTGAGTTTTGATTGCGCCATTAAACAACTTGGTGTATGTTATGTAAAGTCGAATATTAACATTGTTGGTGATATTTCTCACGAACTCAAACGTGTAAAAGATGACAATGATGCAATAGTTGCCAATGACAATATTACAAAGCTAATAGATGAGTCAAATCAAATAATGTGGTTGGATAACGTCGATCTCACACCCGGCAAAAAAGTTGGTGTTGTTAATCAATTGGGGTTAGGCGAAGCTCTTTGTAACGAATTGGAAATAATAGATAATAAATCTACCGGATGTAATATTGTTCTCATTGAATGTCAGCCGGCCAAAATTAACAATCGCAGCTCGGTTATATGTGGTCAATTGATTTGCCATTATATTAATCGCCGAAATCGTGGACTATGTGATGAAGTTCATGTCGTCCCTGCTACTTGGAAAAATAAAATATCTATGAGCAAGGATCTGGACTTGACCGCATTCAAAAAAAGAAACTACGCATCAAATTATACTTGCAATAAGGCACACAGCCGTGAAAACTTCAGACATTGGGCAAGCGTATTTGGGTATGATTTGAAAAAAATTAACAGACCGATAACCGACATAGCCGATGCGTTCATGCAGGCAATGGCGTGGGTTGCTCGGAATCAACGCAGTCCGCAACCGTAGTTAACGCAAACATCTCTGGTGGGAATGTTATATTATATTGTGTACTCAGTAGTTTATTTTTTGATTGGAACTCACTTATGGACATGGTGCCACCATGTTGAACCATATCCGTCCGATGTGTGCCAATTGGTATGTCTGTTATACACCCACCGGTAAGAATCGTATGAAGTAGCTTTAAAAGTTCGACCTTCTCCCATTGCTCAGATTTCGGATAATTTTCCATGATAAACATATTGGCGCAAATAAATGTACAAAAAAGGCCGATTGGTTTGATGGGCTTGTATTCACCACGTTTTATCCCGCTGTATTCGATAGCTTCTGGAATAAATACCGGGGGCCACGTGTATGGACAACCACACTCACAGCATAGCAAATTTGTATGTGTGACCCATGCATCAACCGTGGTAAATTGCTGGGGTATTTTATCATATAACTGCTTAGACGGATACAACCCATTATCACGATGCGCGACGATTTCGGCAAGCCGTTCTCCCATAATATCCTCAACGTCTTTACAATCCCTCATATAGACACCTTTTAAAAACAGTACATTTGATGATCTGAATTCGTCGATGTCGCACATGGTAATAATGCGTATATGTTTCAAGTTTATTTCGTTTTAATATACTTATAAGATGGACTTCGCACCGCTCGGATCATCGCATTTTCTTGGAACCGACCAAATCACATCTAACACATATATTGACAGCGGTTCTACGTATAACATAATGATGAATGATGCTAAAATTAGACAACGCAAGAGTTTACCATATGCCGAGGAGATCACGAGGCTACAAAT